CGTAGGTGTAGTTGTCTTAGGCACACCAATCGCCTCAGTCTTCACCTTGTTAGGTCCATAGTACCAATCGTAGAACTGCTTGTATGCTATATCCAATCCAGTCGGCTCACCTGTCTTCCATGCATCACGTACAGCTTGGCTCTTCTGTGCTGCCCACTCTTGCATCGCAGCCATGAACTGCGTCTGTCTAGCTGCTTCAGGCGTTGCCGCTGGTGGTGGTGTGGGTGTAGGTGCCGCTGGCGCGGGTGTTGCTGTTGTAGGTGGTAGAGGCTGACGCAGTGGTGGGTTGAATGGATCACGCAACATCTGTGGCAGTGGTGCGCGATACTGACTACGTGTGTCAGGTCTACCGTTGTCGATGTACTTCTTATACAGATCATTGATCCACGAATTGGGATCAGGTTCGCCCGGCTTTACAGGTGGAGCTAGTGACAAGTCCAACTTGCGTTCTACATTAGCAACGTTGGGCATCTCTGGCGGTGTTGCGTTGTATGGCTTCCATCCTTGTGTACTACCATTCACATTAGGCGCAGGCATTGAGAACGGCTGCATACCACTCACACCAGCGGATGCGTCATTAGCATCACGCATAGGCGTCGGCGCTGCTGTCGATGCTGGACCTGTGTATAGCTCCGCATCCTCGGGCCGCACATCAGCCTGTTGTATAGGTGGCAACTCTGGCAACGGCAGTGGATCAGCGTTAGGATCATACGGTTCAACACTGCCAGCCTGTTGTGACGACGCATCAGGTAGATCAGCAGGCGGCACTACATCACGACCCAGTGACAACGGCTGAGGCGTCGGTGTGGGCGCTTGTTGTGCTACATTCGGTGGCGGCGGAGCTGGTGTTGGTACTACATCAGGCTCTGGCACATGTCCACGTGGTGTGATGCTGAACCAACTCGGATCATCTGGGAACTGTCCCTTAGGCAACTTACCTTGTGGCATCTCACCCGGCGATTGGAACGGCACCTTGTCACCTACACCTGTGTTGTACATAGGCACAGGCACACCGGCATCAGCCTCAATCGGCCGCGGTTGTGGTATAGGTACATCGCCGCGCATCGGCGCTTCTGGAGGTCTTGGTTGTGGTATAGGTGCGCCACCTATATACGGCTTGTAGATATATCGAGGTTCTAATTCACTTGGTCTAGGTCGTGGTATAGGTATAGCAGGAGCCATCTGCTCAGCCATACGCTCAGCATTCCTACCTTGCGATGCTATAGCCAACGAACCCGCACCTTGCGGCATAGCTACAGGAGGTGGTTCAGTCGGCGTACTTGATGGTGGCTTGTACCCTTTAGGTGCCAACTGCACACTACCATCAGGCAGCTTGAAGAACGGCGCACCATTCGCCAACGTGCCGTACTTCCACCCCGGAGGTAGCACATTCGTAGGTGGTGCAGGTGTCGCTGTAGCTGGTGCTACTTCAGGAGGTGTTGCAACTTGTGGAGCTTCGTTGAACCGCCTGCGTGGCGTTGTATGTTGTATATCTCCAAACGTCGTACCCTGCCCAATCGTACCTACAGGCTTAACTCCAAACTGTGTAGCAGGATCAACAACACCCGCTGGCTGTTGCTTACGTAGTGGACTAAACGCCTCACTCGGTTTAAGCGGCGGATATGCTTGCGGCTGTGTTGATGCGACACGTTGTGGCTGTTGTGCTTGTTGTTGTTGACCGGGTATAGGTGCATTGCGTTCATTCTGCGCAAGCGGCTGTAGCCTAGAGAACATAACATCAGGCCGCAAGTTACCACGATTAGCACCACCTAAATCATAGTGCATCAAATCAGGTACACCTGTCAGACTACCTCTACTCTTGTCAAACGCACCACCATAGCCAATGCGATCAGCTAATGCAGGATCGTTCTCAAGCACCCACGCTTTGACACCACGTGCCATGCGTGTGTATAGCCCCGTAGTGTCATCCCCCGTATGCGGAATAGGTTCACCATTGGGCTTGTATATCTGCCAGTCACTCGCATTGCCTTTAGCGTGATGGCTACCTGTGTCACCGGGACGATGACCTGATGTAGCTCTAACCGCATAACCCGGTGGCAGTGCCATTGCAGCACCACCACGCACAGCAGCTACCAATCGCGGATTAACACCGTTAATACTGGGGTGATCTGGAGGCGCTATCGTCCTCCCGTTCTGGGTCGTCGTCCCCGAATTGGGGAAAGGGACGTTGCTACCAGTACTGCCTCCTGTGTTTGGCACATCAGCAGGTGGTCTAGGTGCTGCACCCGCATCACCTTGTCCCATCGCCGTACGCAGTTTGATACCACTATCAAACCACGGCAATGCTTTCTCCATGATGCGACTTAACACATCATCAACACGCGCATGTCCGGGTATGCCGTTGTTCACCAACGTGGAGTAGTTGTCACGCTTAGGTGTCTTCAACATCACATCAGCAGCCGGCATGTGGCCGCTCTCACTGCGATGCGCGTGTACTAGTCTACTCCCATCTGTCGCACCCCACTGATGTAGTGCGATCCAATACGGCACCGCGCGTGGATCATTCGGCAGGTCTTGTCCTGATAGTTGCTTATACGCATTCGCGTTGTGTCTTAAGTTCTTAGCAGCAGCTTCAATCATCACAGCAGGGTTCATGATGTCTTGATCTGAAATCCCGTACTGATCACGCAGTTGTTTAGTGAATTGAAATATCCCCTCAGCACTACCTGCACCATTCCTACCCAACATCGCACCGCCAGCGTTCTCATATCCGTACAACGCAAGCAACGTGCCTTTGGGTATCTTGTACTTGTCCTCAGCTTCATCCATCTTCTGCACCCAATACGGATGCATCTCTTGAAACTCTGCTGGTCCCCTTGTGGGTCGCTTCTGTGGGTATTGATACTTCATCGTGCCGGGTTCTTGCGCATTCGCCTTACGCTGTCCCGGCAATGGTACAGGTTTAGACTGCGCACTGAACTCACTCACGCCACCAGCAGGCAACACACCAGCAGCCATGCGTGCATTAGGTGGTAGCTGATCATCAGCACTCGTTTGTGGGCCAACAGGTGACGGATTGCTCACGCTACCTGATGTAGGTGTGAATGCATTTGTACTAGGTGCAGCACCGGCACCCGGTAAGAACCCACCAACAGGCGGATCACCAGGTCTAGGTGGCAATGGCGCTTGTGGTGCTGCTTGTGGTGTAGCTGGTTTAGCTAGTGGATCACCTTGCGCACCGGGACTACCGAATGGATGTGCAGTAGGTCCATTCGCAGGACCACGTGGCCCATAGATGTACTCCAACTCCTGCATACGGTTGCCATGACGTGTGCCTAACAACTCGCGTTGCAGTGCTTCATTACGTTCACGATCCTCCTTGCGTGCCAGCAGCGTCAAGTACAGTCTAGTAAGCGCATCATCAGCCGCAGCATTCCTCGCCATGAAGAACGCAGTCTGATCACTGCCGCCGCTAGGGATAACACGAGGCATACGTCACCTATCCAACAGCGCCACGTTCTTCATCAAGATACATGTCACCTTGATTGTAACTACCACTACCACCGAACCCAGTTACACCACCACGGCTGTCTTCATACGCTTTCTGCGCACCCATGCGATTGAATGCACTACCCAGCGAACTACCCAACCCAGCAACAGCGTTGCCGTAGCCTGTGAGTGGCGACAGATAGTCAAGCTCCCCGCCCTTCTTACCAAGTGCAGCAATCGCAGCATTACCTGTCTGCAAGCCACCAGCCATCGACTGGTCTAATGTACCCTTGGTGTCGAGTGTTTGTGGTCTGTAGTTGGTCTCAGGCAATTGACCAGCACGCGTTGCGAACATGTTGTACAGGTTAGACAGACTACTCAACTTACCCTGTCTCTCCTTCTCACCAACACCACGTGACATCAACTTCGCCTGTAGTGCAGCGTTGGCGTATGCGCGGTTGCTCTCACGCTGCATACCTGAAGCTATCTCATCGAAGTTGCTGTTCTGCTGCGTGCGCATAGCTTGCGTCCATGCACGACGACCAGCATCTGCGCTTGCTTCACGTAGCCCCATAGCCTGCGCCTGATACAGGTCATTCGCATAACCTTCATCACTCTTCGCAGGTGCGAGCGCATTGACGAACATCCTCTTCAACGTGTCAGCAGTGCCTTCATCCTGCAAACCACGCACGTAGTTGCGATCTGCAACTTGCCTACGCTGCGGTAGATCGTGTTGTAGTACCTTCTTCTGCTCCGCGTCTTGGAGCTTCATCATGTCTAGTACGTCAGGAGCACCTGTAGTAACCCACCCTTGACCGGGTACGAACTTCGTCCTTGTACCGCGTATGTCTGTACTACCAAGCTGTTGCTCCTTACGCTGCTTCAACGCCATTGCAATAGCTTCAGCGCGTTCACGTTCACGCTGTTGGTAGTTCATGATCGCGACAGCCCAATTCATGTCGCGAGTTTCAGCTTGCTCTTCAGCTTGCATCATAGCGCCAGCGAAGCCTAAGCCGCCGCTAATGATGCTGCCGATGCCCATGTCCATCATAGGTGTAGTCCTACGCCGCTATACAGTGTATAACGTGTGTGTTAGAACGTACCTTCGTTCGCACGCACGTTCTCATTCGCACGTGTAGCTTCATTCTCGAACGTGTCATACAGCGCCGACGTACCCGTTGTGCCTGTGCTTTGATTACCAACCTTCGCAGCAGCTTTACCAAGTAGCGAGTTGACGTCAAAGAACTCCCTACCACCCACTGCACCACGCAACTCACCTTCAAGCCCAGCACGACGTTCATCAGCGTAGCTACGAATGCGGTTAGCTTCTGCAGTCGGGTCGTAAGTTGTGCCGAAGTCCCAGTTAGCTGCTTGATCCAACGAACCTTGGCGACGCGTGCCGATGTCGCCTGTAATATCCTCCAACACACCACGGCCGATGTTCTGCAAATCTGTGTTCGCTGTTGCCTTGGTCCTGTCGAGGTCACGTAGCGCACGATTGTATGTCGCTTCATTGGTGCTACCACGTGCGCGTGATGCTTGCAGATCAGTCATCGCATCTGAGTACTGCTGATCGAGAATGCTCGCGAGGATAGCATCGTCTGACGTAGAGCCGAACTGTTCCTCTGCAAAGTACGGTGAGATCGCACTAGAGAATGCTGTGCCGTACTTGTTCCTCTGTCCTGTCCTAGCAGAACCAAGTATCTCATCCACGATGCTAGAGTTGAAAGCACCGCTGTAGTCGGCACCAGTCTGCAGCCCTGCATTAGCTGTATCATACCTGTTATTGACTTGATCCCACACGCCGTACTGATCACCTGCGCCGATGCCTAGTGCATTCAGCCGCGAAGCAGCACCACTCTTAGCACCACCATACGCAGCGTTCTTACTGCTCAACCACGCAGCATCACTAATCGCCTTCTTGTCCTCTTCCTTCTCAGCAGCTTTCTCTTCACGACGTGTCTCACGTACGTCTTCCTGTTGCGCTTCCCAGTCACGAGCTTGCGCTTGCTCAAGTGCGGTAGGCTGTGGAGGTGGCTGATATCCACCACCACCCTTTGTCTCTAACACAGGTATAGTGTCATCAACTTCGGCCTTCTTAGGCTTGTCGTTGATGTTGTTGATGTGAGTAGCAACCACGACATGCGCGTGGTCGCTAGTGTTGCGCTTGTTCAGCGCCCACTGCGCGATGTGCGGTGCGATCATGACTTGTATCCTTCTCCTTGTTGCCGTCTAGTACCTTAACACCGATGTAGCCTTGCTTCCTGTAGCCCATGCTCTCCATCAGCCTGAACACGCGCTCGATGAGTTTGTCATCTTGATCGTGTTCAACCTGCATGTATATCCTCTCCGCGTTGCGTTCTGTCGCCCATTTGTCGAACGCGTGTAGTAGCATCAAACCTGCGAACGATTTGCGTGCGTGTGGCAACACATACCACATCTCCTGTATGGCGTAAGACCTGAAGCTGTACATGCTCTCACGCATCGTTGCGACTAAGTACCCAACAGGTTTACCATCTGTGTCGTATGCAACCCACCCGTTGATGTGTTTCCTCTCGGGGTCCTTAACGGCATAGAACACATGCCTACCGATAGCACGAGGATCAAACTCGCGACCACAGCCGTGCTCATTACTCGCATGCGTGGCGACATCTTCAATGTCCACACTATCGCGCGGTGTTTCTACCTGACGAACAGTGATCTTCATTTCAGCAACCTATACATATCGATGGCGGTGAGGGCGGATATGGTGGGAGACGTTCCACCTGTGTCTCCTCTGATTGACGGAAAGTGAAACCCTCCACCTGCTACAGCGCCGATGAGTGCGATCAACGCCAGCAACAACACGATGACCCAAACGCCTTTCTTGATAGGCTCAGGAATAGGCATGATGAAGCTCTCAATCACCCAGATGGCAAGCCAAACAATGCCACATAGTATGATCAACCCGATCAAGAACCACAACACGTTGACTGCTAAAGCTGTCATTGTTGTCTCCTAATCCCGCAGCGTGAAGCTTCTAGCACATTCCTCGATTGCAACCTACACACTGTCTCTGCGTTGATCGCATCTACTTCAGACTTCGTATAACTCTCAGGTACAGCTATCGCTGCCGGTTGTCTGAGTGGCTCACGAAAACCAAAGAAGCCACCATAAGGCGCAGTGTATGCACACGATGTTGTCATCGTTGATAGCATCACTATAGCAGCTACACGTATCATCTCTTTTTCGCTGGTGGCTTATCAGGTGTGCGGCCCTCAAGCACAGCAAGCCTCGCACGTACTGCTTTCAACTCCTGCAACAACACAGGGACATACTTACTATAGTCCACATAGTGTCGATCTTCTTTCTCATCATAGGTCACAGGTGTAGCGTAGACTTCTTTAGCTTGCTGACCGAGCACACCATATGCACGCTCGCCAGTTGCCTTCCACTTGAAGTCATACACCTCAGTGTCATCAATGATATTACCTGCATCAAACGATTTCAGGTCTTCTTTCAGGTTTGCGTCTGACGATGTGTTGAACGAGCACGCTGTTGCTGTGGTAGAGATGTTGCCAGTAGATACGCCACTACGACGGCAATCCATAAGTCCACCATCAACGTTGCGATTAGAGAAAATCGGTGCATTACCACTGGCAATGCTGACTGTAAAATATCCAGTACCGATTTCAGTTCCTACAGTAGTATTACCAACACCGGGGTATGTCCCAATAGCAGTTCCAAGGCCGATAGCACTACTGTGAATGTTACCAGCAACACCCAAACCACCAGCTACAGTCAATGCGCCTGTTGTAGGTGAGGTGGAAGGTAAGGTCCCTTGTAGAACTACAGCGCCCGTCGAACGAACGATTGCCAGTGGCATATCAATATATGCCCCTGCATCATTGTAGCGAAAAATACCAAAATTAGAGACAGTTGGATCAGCACCACGAATTGTCCATTTTCTCAAGCCAGCGGCATCATAGTGGATATCTGTATTTTGAGATGCATTAGACATAACCACGCCTGTCAGCGTCGTAGCACCAGTTGCACGGCTGATTGTCAGTGGTGTTGCCTTTGCTACACCCGCATCTGTATCACTGCGAATGCTAAAGTTAGACCCCGCATCGCTGCCTGTCTCTGCAGTACTATCTCCTAAGAATAGCTCCCAACGAACTAAACCACCCTTCATCCCCTGTATAAGAGGCGATCCTGTGCCAGCACCAGCTTGAATTATTAGATTACCATAGGCGTTGGCAATTGTCGTTTGACCTATTGTAACATAGCCAGTTGCGCGGTCAATTTTTAGTGCCGCCTCGATGATATTGCCTGCATCATCATATCTATCAATCTGAAAACCTGATCCAACATTTCCACCGCTTTCTGCAAGGCCATTTGCTAAATTAATCCGCCAACGAGTAAGTCCACCCGTCTTACTGAATATCTCTGCTGGACTGCCAACAGGTCTATCTAATATCACGTTGGGCTTTGTTTTGCTGATCGTCAAATCACCACTCATAGTGTCGCCAGCTTTAGCAACCTTCAACGCATCCTGCGCATCTACATACGCATTCGTCGCAAGCGCAGTCGTACTTCCTCCTTTAATAGTCCACCCTGTGCCATTGTACACATACGTCATTCCACCTGACGTGTACTCTTGACCTACAGTAGGTGAAGCAGGGAAGTCGATTGCCATCACTTCCTCCCACGTGGTGCAGTGGTGACAACAGGCTTATCAAGTGTGCGACCTTCAAGGTCTGCAACACGTTGTCTCAATGCTTTCAGCTCTTGCAACAACACGGGGACGTACTTTGAGTAGTCAACACCCCACCACTCATCTCTCTCAGCACCCTTCTCGGTCGATGCCTCTGTATGTGTGACTGCGAGCGGATATACATCAACAGCCTGCTGAGCGATGACACCAAATGCGCGCTCTTTAGTAGACTTCCATGCGAAGTCATACACATTCGTGTTGTCTATGATGCTGCCTGCGTCGAATGATTTGAGGTCTTCTTTAAGCTCTGCTCCTGAGGAGGTGTTGTAGGCAGCACTTGCGCCGTCTGATGTTATTGTTCCTACTGTCGCACCATTGGCTACTTTCATATAAAGCATATAACGAGTGCCAGACGGATTAAAATTCTGTGCAACATAACATGCGCCTGTGCTGGGAGCTGGATTGCGCATATATGAAAATACAGTATCACCTGCGCTGTCGCAGGTAATGCTGCTAGCGTTAATATTCCCACCAACACCCAAACCACCAGATACAACCAACGCACCTGTTGTTGGTGAGTTGGAAGGAAGGGCGTTCTGAACACGGACAACTTGATCAGTTGTAATAGCAAGTGTCGGAACTGGTGATCCGCTTAAACCAGTACGTAGCCAGAAGTGACCCAGTAAATCAATTCCCATTCCACACCAATTGTTGCCACCTCCATCATACAGCAACAAGTTTGCATCAGCTTGTGCGACTGCCGCGTTGAATGCCGCGCCATTGGGATTGCCGAGTACATTAGATTTGGCAAATGATCTGATTGTACCAGTAGCATTAATCCCACCACCAACACCTAATCCTCCTGCAACAGTCAATGCGCCTGTTGTAGGTGTTGTTGAAGCGGTCGTGTTTAACACCTGAACTGTTGAAGGTGCATTAAAGCTGATAAGGTTGGGTGTACCCACGCCAAAACCTATATCACCATTTGTGCGATTGATTACAACTGCACTATCGACGAAAACACCTGCTGCGTCGTATCGTTGTAGATGAAATGCTTCGTTCGCTCCTCCATCACCGACTACTACACGCCACATCGTTCGCGATCCAGAACGCCCGTAAAGGCCGCCTGCTGTTACTGTTGTCTTGTCGAGGAATATAGAAGGCGCAAGTTTGTTAATCGACAAATCACCAGTCATCGTGTCGCCAGTCTTCAACACAGCATTCTGGTTGATACTAGCTGCAGCTCCTCCCGCTTGTACCCACTGCGACGTATTGCCGTCATCGTAGTAGACCCAGAAGATGCCGCTATCACTCTCCCACCACATGTCTCCATCTTTAGGATTGCTCGGTGGATTGTCAGCAGTTGTAGTTGTGCTAGTACCAAGCGGACCAGCATCGTCCCACTGCGTACCATCCCAGATGTACAGATGCTGATTGTCGGTAGCGATCCACATGTCACCTATAGTGTTACCTGTAGGTGGCAATGCTCCTGCGCTAGGCACCGTGCCTTTGATAACAAGTGGCGGTCCAAGCTCACCCTGTATACCTTGCGGACCTATAGCACCTCGCGAGCCAGATACGTCGATGATCCAGTCAACGAACGTCCCTGCGCCGCCTGATGTGATTGCGTTGATGACAAGTGACGTACCACTGTACGACGACACCTGTCCCCACATCCAATTGTTAATGGGGTCTAAGTTGGCACGCACCATGATGAACTTGCCAACGTTGAAGTACTTGTTCGCTTGTGTGACGAACGTCTTCGCAGTCAGCCCGATTGTGTTCGATGATGTAGATGTACCGAACAGCTTCGCAGCTTGTGCAGCACTTTCAACCGCGCTCGCCGCTGCATTGGTGGCGCTCGTCGCAGCATTAGTCGCACTCGTTGCAGCTTGCGATGCGCTATTAGATGACGCAGTAGCATTCGCATTCGTCGTATTGACAGCCGCAGTAGCGTCAAACACCAGCGTCCACTTCGCCGCGTCAGTTGCAAATGCTGGGCTAGATAGATGGCTATCGATACACAGATAGTACTGATACGCGTTGATGAATACAATGTCACCTAACGAATACGTAGCACTAGTCTGCCACTGTCCACGGAAGATCGGCACACCAGTTGTCTGTATCGTCCAATACGTGGGATGCAATGCGCGATCATCAGCAAACGTACCAGTTCCTGCGCTGGTGTGCTCGACTAGACAACGATACAACACACCTGTGGTGCTATCAAACACACGATCACCGACGTAATAACGTGTGCTATATATCCACTCACCACGGATGTTAGGAATGCCAGCTTGCAGCAACATGCTATCAAGCTGCGTCCAGTTGGCATACTCGAGTGTATGCCACCTAGGTGTGTCGAAGTTGACAAGCTTGAATGCGTAGTTGGGAGTATAACCGCGAATGTTGGCTACCATTGCGCACTGCCCACCATGTGTGGGGCAATGTAGCCCATGCAATATATGTCTAACTCAACCGCCCGCCGCCGCCCTAGGCTAATATTTGTTGCATATATATATAACAATGTCAACATGTTATACACTGTATAACTCACCCACGCATCAAACTACCACGTTGATACATGAAACTAATCGCGTTGATAGACAGCGGTCCAGTTGATTGCGCCTCTACAGCAGCTTTGAGTATCTTGAACTTGACAGGTACCTGCCACAGTTTTTGTTCTCGTGTTCTACGTCCTGCACCATACACCTGCGGACCTGCGCCATATGCACCTGCTTCATTAGGCACAAAGGTCAACTCACGTGCTGGCATCTGCTGACCTGTCGCAGCATCACGATAGATGTTGTCGGAGTATAGTCGCAATGTAAACTGCGCATCACCTGATGCATCTACATGTGTAAAGCGCAACGCCTTTGTCGCCTGTCGTGAACCGAAGTCAGCCCACGGTAGCTCCCACTTGCTTTCAATCGGTTCGCCTTTGTATTCCTCCCATGCATCAGGCTTGATAGCACGTGCTGCTGGGAAGTTGGCTGCTATAGTCTGCACGTTCTCCAGACACTTATACACCAACCCATCCGCGCTGTCGAAGATACGCGTGCCTGCGTTGTAGAGTGTGTTGCTAGTCCACGTTGCTAGATCATACATGCCTAGCCAATCAGCATGCACATGTGTGTCCATCGAACCATAGCGCATCATGTAGCCATCGGGTGTGAACAGGAACGACCTACCCTCGATGGTGCCACATCCGCAGTTGAACAGTAGTTGATTGACAGCATGCGGCTTAGCTGTCTTGAACCTAGACCATGCGAACAGCTTCAACTGCGGCACGTAGTGATAGATGTATCCAATAGTGCCGTTGTTCACAGGTCGCACTTGGATGCTGTTACCACCTCCAGACACGTTCGTGGCTGGTGGCGTTGTGGGTAGGTCTTCACCTATTGATACAAGTATGTAATCATCGTTGATAACACTAATCACCTCACGACGACCATTGATGTTCACTGCGTCAACATCGCCTACTGCTGCTGAGCCTGATACATCTATTAAGTCACCTTCTTCAAACTGATGACTGTCAATGCGCATGATCAACGTGCGCTTGGTGATGTCATTGTGACCCATGTCACCATCGAAGAACAATGGATCGGTTGTCAACCTGCGTACGTCGCTTGCGTCGTACTTCGGCAGGTAGAAGTGAACAGTCTTGTTCTTGCTATCGTAGAAGCCGAATGTCTTCAGCCTCATTGTTTCTTTCTTCAACCTCGCAATGTGCGCTGACATCATCGTCTCGATGTAGTTAGACACACGCTCAGGTACGACAGCGTTCGACACAGTAGACAACTTCGCACTAGGCACACCGTTGAAGTCAATCATGAACACGTCGCTGCCTATCTCCACAACACTGCGCGGCGCATTGCTACCAAACCCGTTGAGTGTGTCTAATGGCTGCGGATCGTGTAGTGATACAGCACTGCCGCCTGTGTCTGACATCGTGCCTAACTTCATCAACGTCGTCGCTGTTGGTGTGATGACTAACAATGCGTCCTTGATGGTAGCGAACGCACGCACGGCTTGTTCAGGACTAGCGACGATCTTCGACATGTCGATGTCAACAGCATCCATCGGACTTGGAGCGGTCGAGAACACTACGCATGTGTCTTTGGCAGCGATGCGAATGTTCGTCACATAGTCAGGCAGATCGCGTAAGTCTGTATCGTGTACAGTGAAGTAACGAAATGCTGACTTGCATGCATCAAATGCTGGCACCTCGATGTTGCTACTACTGTTACCAGGATCTACCAACGGCATCACCCAGTCAACACGTGTGAAGTCTATCGACAACGGCTTATCGCGGCCATTGCTACATACCAACTCCTTACCAAAGATGTCGCTTGCTACAATGTCAGTCTGTGTCCAACCAATACGCGTGTTGTTCTGTGCGTATGCTATAGCGTGGCTCAATATACGCTGCGCGTTCTTATCTCTATCCACACGAACGATCTCACCCGTGGATGACCAGATAATGACGTAGTTGGCGAAGTACTTGCACTCTACAGGCTCGCCGCCTAGCATGAATGTGTCATGCGTAATAGTGACGTTATCGCCTGCACTCCATCCACCTGTAGCTGACGGTGAGTTAGACACAACGATCTCGAATTGATTAACATCAATCACACGTCGCACACCATGCGTGCGGTTCATCATCTCAGGTGTGACGCCGTTGAATGTAATGTCCCATCCGCTGATCGTGACATGGGACATTGCATTCATTGCAGGATGCGCGCCCCAATACACAGTGACGATCTTGTTCTCTGCTATGGTAGTTATTGCGATGTCAACCGTTGTCGTTGTCGCTGTGCCTTGTTTCAACTTCAACCACATCTCAAACCCGTGCCGCGGACCTACACGACGATCGGTGTATGTGATCATGTTGTCGAACACAGGTGCGAACTTCGACGTCAAGTTCTGTTCACTGTCAACGACGTTCAACCCACCACCGAAGTCGCGAATGGTGGTGTTCTGTAACTTCGCAGTCGGTCGTTTCTGTTTAGGTCTGCCTACAGGCTTATGCGCGCGAGCGGTCATCTGCACCATGTTATGACCACCTGTTCACGACTGAGCGTGTTGACTGCACACTGTCCATAGGGATGTTGAATTGGCTGCGGTTGAACTGGCTCAATGCATCCTGAAATAACATCTTGAACTTGTCACTCTCACCCGGATTGGTGCCATCACCTTCAAGCACGTCCCAACAACTGCCCAGCAACAACAACTGCGTGTCCATGAATATCTCATCGCTGTCCTCTTCGAAGTCGTCAGGCTTTGTGCGATATGTCACATACACTGTGCCTGTCGTTGTAGGTGGTAACACCCTGAACAGCTTCACCGAGTTCATACCAGCAGGACATATGCTCGGATAGTTGATGTTAGTATGACGCACGCTCATGGGTGCGATAGGCATCGGCTTATGTGATCCTTCGTGAAACACACTATGCAGATCACGCCAATCCTTGATCAAGCTCGTTGTATCTGTGACGATGAAACCGTTCACACCGTCTAACACGTGTGGCTCCTGATACGTCATGTACTCAGGTATCCAATACTCCCTGAATATGAGGTCGAACTTGTGTTGAATAGCTAGCTGTATGCGTGGTTCGGCGTATATCTGTGCATCCAACCCCTCAACGAGCGCCAAACGCTGTAGAACCTTCGTCACAAGATCGCCAAATGTGATCATGATTTGTTCCACACCTTATATATAGCGTGCAGTTAGCCCTCACGTTGCTACATGCGTGAGGGCTAACTCGTTGGAAGTGTTACTCTTTCTTCCCCGTATACGCCTTCGCACCTTGCGAACCCTGTCCAGCAGGCGCAGCAGTGGTCAATTGGCTCTTCTTGACCGTCACCACGCTGCCATCTGCAAGCGTCGCAACAACACAATCACCGTCTTTCTCATATCCTGGGTCGCTTGCGTGTGCATCACGCACTGCGACAACGTTCTGGCCGTTGTACTGCTGAGCATATTCTACAGTCATGCTAACCTCCTCCTGTTGTAGTTTGTTGAAGTTACACAGTCACGTGTGCAGAGCCGTGCAGATTGCTACGATCCACAAAGCACGAGAACCGATATGTACGCGTACCATCAGGTGCTGCTGCTGGAGTGTATGCACCACGTGGATCACCTGATGTAAGCGATTGCGTGACTACACCAGCAACCAACGCACCTGCTGCAGCAGTAACGTCACTCGTCATCTCACCACTCATCGCCGTATGGAGCACCTTGTAAGGTACACCGAGGATAACACCGACGCCGATGCTATACGTAGATGCTCCAGGAACAGACAGATACGCAATGTCCTTGAACATCTTCTTACCAACAACAGGCGTAGCGCCTGCAAGCACGAACGTCTCACGTATGGGTTGACCCAGATAGTCAAAGCCAACCAACGTCGCATTGCCTGCTGCACCAGCAATACCAACAACAGTCACATTGCGTCCGTAGCGACCCATTATCAAATCAGTCAACGCTACAGCAGGAACAACGTTACCTCCTGCTGCGAGAACCTGACCGTTGACAATCACACCCGCACCAGCAGCCACGCATGCAGGAATGTCTACAGTAGTGATGCCATCGACACCGACATCTGCCGCGTAGCACATATCAGCCACACGGTAGTTGACGCGACGAAAGCTAGGAACAGCGACTTGAACAGCCATAACTACTTCTCCACTTCCTCAGGCTCAGCTTCAGTTGAAGCGAGCAGCTTGTTGACAATATCTGGGTCGCCTTCAAGCAGCTTCGTCACTGCCTCAAGTGCCTGCTTCTGTCTATCAGACAACCCACCGCTAGCTTGCACCATGCCAACAGGAGTATCGTCGCCGCCTTCTAGCAACATCGGCACTAGATTGCGGTCGAGCCTCATACGCAGAGCGTCTTCATGAGTGAGAAACACACTGTCGCCTCGTAGAGTGCGAACCATGTATCCATCGATCTCAACTTCAGTAGGCACATTGCGAAAGCCGACTTCATCTTTGATAGTGCGATTGACTATAGTCGTACGCTTCATCGGCTCAATCGTGTACGCAGGCACTGGACGTTTCTGTTCGTCCATCGTCATCGCCCGCATAGGCTTGTTAGCAAAGCTTACTACTGGTGTTGGTTCGGACGCCATTCGTAGTTACCCCTGTTATACAGTGTATAGCCTCAGTCGTTGACCACTGCATGTGTGCGGTATTGCTTCCACGTGCAGAACTGACACTGAGTGATGACACGTTGGCCGTAGCCGTCGATAGTCCACGGCGCAGTGAGGTCAACGTTCTTCATGTTGTTGTCACCAAGGATGTGCAGACGGAGGTAGGTGTCGTTGAGGAAGTAAGCACGATCCACTGGGCAGCTTTCATCGTAGATGATCGGCACACCATTGTGTGAGATGCCGTCGAAGCCGAGGTCCATCATGCGCTTACCACTGCTGGTGTTCGTCAGTGGGATGGTCAACTTACTACGAACAGCAGCACGATACAGTCTGTAGTGATTGCGACCAGCGATGATCACCTTCGGACGCTCTGTGCCTTGCTTCAGATCAAGCAACACATCATCGTAAGCTTCTTCGATGTTCGTTGCGTTGAGTGTGCCTGCGAAGTCGTAGCTTGACGATCTCCATTGCACTTCTGTCGCACGATCAACGCCAGCAAGACTACCCGTAGTCGGATCGTCAGGCACCAAGAGTGCAAGACCGTTCGGATCATTGCCACCACCAAAGCCGTACAGGTACATCGAGAACTTCTCCTTGATGCTCATCTCAAGAGCTTCAAGTTTACCCTGCAACAGCTTCACAGCCGCTTGTTCACCCTTGTTCTCATCCTCTTCCTGATTGGAGATGATGACAGTACCGGCGATACGTGACCAACGATACTCCAACTTGATGAACTCTTGCGTCTGTACCACTGGCAAGCTGTCGTAGTACTGATAACTGCCAACAGTCGGATTTCTGCCAGTGAGCAGTGGATTGGTGATGTTGTATCCACTGGGTTCGTTCTCAATCCTATCACGTGCGAAGCACCACGCCATGAGTGCGTTACTCTGCATCGCAGCAACAATCAACTTCTTCCTGCTACGCTCAACAGTCGTAGCGAGGACGTTCTGGAGTACAGGCATCTGCCATGTGTCCTATTTGGAGTTAAGCTCCGTGAAGACAGCCGATGCAATGTCGCGCCAAGGCGTGTTGCTGCGGAAGTCACCACGTTGGTTGCTATTCATAGACGTTGAGCTACCGCCGTTAGGACTAACACCGCGCATATCACCCGGTGTTGACGCACGTCTACCACCACCGTTGCGTTGGCGCTTCATAGCAGCCTCAATCTGCGGACGGAGTGGTGAAGTGAAGTCCATACCTCGACGTTCTACCCAACTACGTAGTTCAAAGTACGCACGCTCTGGTGTAAGACCATGCTGTTGAACTAAATTGCTGATTTCTACCCCATGCGTTTCAGCATGCGGGTGTTGCTGCACGAAGTTCTCCATTTGCACTTGAGCTTGCTCTTGGATGCGTTCGTGTTGCTGTCGCTGCTTAGCAGCTTGCTCTACTGGACCTAAACGACGGTCAAGTTCGTTGGTGATAACACGTGCGTTGATCTGTGGTACTGCATCGTGACCGAGAATGTCCTCCATCGTCGCACCGGCAGCAAGCACGCGTGCGATGATGTCACGGACGGCGAGAATTGGGTTCTGTTCAGCCATAGCACGTAGCTGCAACGCTTCTTGTGCCATCTGCGGCGACAAGTTGTGCTGCTTCATCACCTGATCAATGCCTTGGTAGGCCTGCAGGTGCTGTTGCATCGCCTTTATCTGGCGTGCTGACTGATTTGCTGCATACTGTGCGCGATTGAGGTTGTAAGCTAGCTGCTTTTCACGTCTAGTAGACGCAACAACCTGTCCATTGCGGTCAAGTAGCTCGCCGTTTGGTCCTTTACGAGGTTTGTCTGTGAAGAGTTGGTCTTCTTTACCTCGTTGCTGCGGCGAATGGCGATCACTGCCGGTTTCCTGTCGTGATCCGTCACCTTTATCACTACTCTGACCATCTTCAACACCTTGTGGGTGACTGATAGGCAGGTCTAGCTGTTGTCCTTCACCACTATCGCCACCATCGTCACCCTGTTGCGGCTTCTCAGTGATGCCGAAGCTATCACCGACAGCAGTCATAAGGTCTTTCTCTTCACCGGGCATTATAGCCTCCACGTATTAGCGGTTAATCTTGCCACAATCGGCGCAACGCCAGAATACGGATTGCTTATCGTAGTCAATGTCACCACAACACCAACCAGACCAGCATCTCAAACCCCACCAGTTGCGCCAATAGCGTAGCTTCGTCATGCAACAGCACCTTGTTGCATCTGTTGTATCATCTGCGTCGCTATTTCTGCAACGCTCTTACCACGTGCGAGTTGAATACCTAGTTGTTGCTTGATTTGAGGCGGCATACCATCGATGAGACCTGCAACTTGCTGCACTATCTGCGCGATGTTGTCAATCTCCATGCCACCTTGACCACCACCACCACCGCCTCCACCCCCACCACCACCTTGCGCACCTTGTTGACCTTGTGCGCGTGCCTTCATAGCCTCAATCACCATCTGTTGACGGCGATCTTGACCTTGCTGTGCGCCTTGCTGATCTTGCTGTTCAGCTTGCTGTTCGTCAGGACTTGGACCTGATGTCTCCTTCATGATGCCTTTGTATATCAACTCCCAGTCTTCACGGCTGACAACTACATTGTCGAACGCCTGCGAAAGAACTTTGAGGGCAACAACAGCAGCAATAGGAGTTGCACGAGTAAATTGACCAATGATTTGGGAAATCTGTAAGGCTTGTTCCTTCTTTGCGCGTGACGTAGGCTTAAGAGTACTACCACCGACAACACGCGGAGTAAACAAACGGCGAATAGACTTCGCATCAAGCTGTTCCCAATCTGCCGCGAGTTTGTCACCTAAGATGATCGCTACTTCTTCCTTACGCATGAACTGCAAGCACATTTGTGCTGTTAGCCACAACACTGTGCCAACGCTGTCTTCAATAGCATCCATCTTCTCATCAGCGCGTGTCTGTACTTGGCTCTCGTAGCTCTCAATCGCACGGTTGGTGGTATTTGTCTTATACTCTACACCACGCTGCACAGACGCTACACCTGACAGACGGTCTATCGCCTCCATCGTCGGCTTCTTGTCGAAGAACTTCATCGCGTCTGCGGATGGTGGAAGTAAGGGACCTAAGATGTCCGATAGCTTCTTGCCTTCAGGTAGATCGACACCAATCACGTTCGTATCTGTCGTACCGTTGATGAGGCTCTCCAACACGGAGCTATCTTTGAGTGAGTTCTTGTCGAAGACGACCTTACCGGCGGCGAACTTCCTAACCTTGGCCCACTCGTTGTTTATGATGTTGATGTCATCTTGTTGGTCGAGATAATATGTAACTTCACCTTTGGCGTACATCGTAATGGGATCAGTATGGAACTCCATTGGTACAACAGTAAAGAACTGGTCAAGTGCATAAGGATCATCCCAGACCCAAAGAGGATAGCACCAGTCGTTGCAGTTGTATAGCTCCACTCGTCTAGTAACTTTGTCCCAGACATAGACCACCTTTGTCATCTGTGCAGCTAAGAACGAGCGTTGATCTGCGTAGCCGTACTTGCTGTACTCCGAGGTGGAGTATGAGAAGAGTTGGAAGTTGTCTGTCTGACCACGTTCACCCTGATCTGGCGATACACCAGCCTTGATGACGTTGCTAGGTGAGAACACGCTCTCCCACTCATCGCTATCGGGTTTCTTGCGACCGAACCTCGCACGCAGTAGCGACGTATACATGAGGTCTTCGATCATTATCCAATTGCATTGACCACTGAGGTCTAATTCTGTCGCCGTTGTATCAACAATGATTTGATCAGGTCTACGCACCTTCACCCACGGGCCTGATGGAGTGAGCATGTCAATTGTTTCTTCAAGTGCGAGTAATTTACCCTCGCATTCTTTAATATCCTTCTGAGATTTAGCCTGCTCGAGTTCGGCGCTTAATCGTTGCACCTCTTCAAGTGCTGCCTCGCTGCTGTTTTCGCGTAGTGTGTAGCCGACTTCAAACCATCCGATGTTCGTTAAGGTTGTAGATACGATGTTGCGCTTCACCTTGCGCTTGAGGTTTAAGCCCGGTTGAGTTTTCTTCGCTGCTAATGTATTAACCAACTTCTCAACAACACGCGCACGGGGTTCGTCCTCTTTGTCTTCAACTGTGAACTCCGCTTCGGGGTTTTTAGTGAATAACATAGGCACAAGTGCCGACACATTAGCAAAGACGACGTTCTCTGTGCTCTCCATCGTACCTTGCAACGGCTTACCTGCTGCCATCTCCTCATCACCACGCGACGACGCATTGTCACGTGTGTGATCATGACGGTAGTAGCGATACGCTTCAGACCAAGCATCGACGTTCTTACTCATCGCAGCTTTACCTTGGTCGTAGCGACTACGCCACAACGGGCCGCGGTGTTTAGAGACAGGTATCTTACTCTCACCTATCATGCGATACATAGGTGACGTGTTCTCAACACCTTCCTCAGGCGACATCACACCTTCATATGTGTTGACGTCGCTAGGTGGAGTAGCTGTGCGATTGTACTCTTCACCGGGTTCGTATTCTTCAGCCATATCTGTGCCTACGTGGGTTCTCGGTGTCCTTGTCACGTTCTTGCCACAGCATCCACGATGGTATGCGTTCATTGGCAGGTACTTGGTACTTGCCTATATCAGGCATCTCGCTCAACAAGTACTTGGTCGCGTCCATAGCGTGATCGTTGCGGTCGATGGGCTTATCAATACGCTCGCCGCTAGTAGATTGCTGCCAGAAGTAGCCAGCGACTTCATCGGTCCACCAGTCAAGTTTAGCATTAACAAAGAGACGTGGTGACCCTGCGACACGCTTGATAGGATGTAGCAACTGTCTATTGATATTGAGGTAGGCACCGACCTTGACGACGCCATTATTGATGTCACTGTTGCCACGCTTCATGTAGATGTTGTCTTCTTTGAACATATCGGCAACTGTTTTACCAACTGTGCGCCTGTTCACTGTCTTGCGACCGAAGATGCTAGGATCAGCGTGTATCTTGTGCATCTCATCAAGGTCAACACACCAATCTGCTCTTATACGGCGTATAGCTGCAATCTGATCATCAAGTGTCATCTCTTTGCGATAGAACCCATCGCATATGATGACGTGTTGTTCAGGTGTCACGAAGCCTAGCATGTAACATGAAGGCTGTGCTTGACCGTAGTCGTATGCTTCTACCCAGTTTGTTTGGTAATGTGTCTCAGTATAGCCGTCGAGCAACGCGTGCAACTCACCCTCTTGCAGTAGGTGTACGGTTGCGTCGTATTGAGGATATACCAACCCTTCGTACGCGACCCACTTGCCGAGTAGAAAACGGTCACGTTGTTGACCACTGTACATAGTTTCGAGTGTTTGTATGAAGTCGCCACCTTCAGCTTCGTGTACATGGCGCAGTTCATATGTGCTACCTTCGATGACTTCTATCAACAAGCGCGGCTTGCCGTTGTCATCTAACACAGGACGACGATCAACATCGCGCATGCATATGAGGTCATCTGTCACAACACCTGTGGCTTTATACTGCACAAGTGGACGAACCAACTTGGTGTATACCCAGTTGCCAGTTGGATTACACGTCAACATCATCCAACGTGGACCTGTTACAGGCATGTTAGTATCTTCGCCAACATACCTAGCACGACCACGCAAGCGGCCGAACAAGTCGAGAA